AGAGAGAAGAAACATATACTAGAAAAGTTGTTGAATTAGAATGGGTATATTAGAAATAAAAGGAGGTAGAATAATAAATGAGTGAGTATAACGATTTGTTTGATGGTGAAGAAGAAGATGAAGGCATAACACCTATTCAGCCACAATCAAAACCAGTAACATATGTTGGTTTTGTATGGGATCATAGTGGTTCTATGGGCGGTAGTAGAGAACTTGCGAGAACTAATTTTAATGAGCAATTAGTAACTCTTAAAAAAGATTCAGATAAAGTAGATTATATTGTTACTGTTATTGAATTTGATGATAAGATAAAAGAGGTTGTTGATACCAGACCAATCAATGAAGTTCAAGAAATGAAGAAGTATTGGACTGGTGGATTGACAGCATTATATGATGCTGTTGGTGCATGTATTAATAAAATAAACAATGAAATGGATTTTAATAAGAGTGAAGACAAAGCAGCTCTTATTATTGTAATGACAGATGGTGAGGAAAATTGTTCAAAAGAATATAATAATGATACTATAAGATCACTTATTGAAAAAATGGATGCTAAAGATGATTGGTCATTTGTTTTTATGGGGGCTGGGATTGATAAAAAACAAGCTATGAGTATGGGGTTTAGTGAAATCAATACAATGACATTTGATAAATCAGATGAAGGATATAGAATGTCTGATGCTGTTCAAAATGAATCATTATCAACATATTCAACTATGAGATCACAAGGTATTAAAAAGGCATCAGCATTTTATAGTAATTCAACAGTTGATAAATCACCGCTTGTTAAAGATGAAAGTAAAACAGTAGAGGATGAGGGTTAAATGTCTATAATTGTTTTTATAATATATACAATTATTGTTGTTACTATTAGTGTTATTCTTGGTTTTGTTTCTGGAATACTTTTCCTGGCATACCGTGAAGGATGGAACAATGATATTATTAAGCATATACAATATAATAAAAAAGAATATAACTGGAGATATGATGGCTAAAGAATATGATGATAAGAAGTATTTAAAAGATAAGAAGAAGAAAAAAGATCTTTTGGAACCAATTTTACCAGAAGGAAAAATGTTGAAACCCGATACTCTAGAAGGCAGACCATTGTGGGTAGATGATAAGTTAAATGAGGAAAAAAAGAAAAAGAAGAAACTGAATGAAGAAAAAATTTAGTTTACATTTGTTCATAAATTATGTATAATTAAATATAAAGTGTTAAAAAATATAAAAGGTAGAAGGAGGGTCGGTATATAACGTGTCAAAATGGATTTCGAAAGATTTGTTTAATGATTTTCAAAAAGAAAAGAAAGCAGAAGCGGACAAACCAACTAACTATGGTATGAGTAGAAGTGAAGTTATTTGGGAAACACCACAGAAAGGAACACAAGAAAAACCAAAAATTTATGAGGGTAGATTTTTACCAGATAAAAAAGAAGGGTTTTATAAAAAGTATTCATACCATATGTTTCAAAGTGGTGAGAAGTGGATGTTTTTGTTATGCCCCAAAACATACAATTTTGAAAATTATTGTCCGTTCTGTTCAGCAACATCAAAGTTATATCAAGGGTCTGCGTCAGATAAGAAAATGGCGTATAATTACAAAAGAAAAGAGAAGTTTGTTAGTAACTTTTATCTTGTAAATGATCCAAGAGATGCTGAAAGAGATGCTGAAAAAAAGATAAATGGTACAGTAAGATTATATGAGTTCCCTGGAAAAGTTGAAATGAAACTTAAAAATGAAGTAACAGACGCAAAAGAAGGTTATGGGTTTTTGATTTTCGATCCAGGTGAAGATGGTCACAATTTTATTCTGAAAGTATTGGCAACAAAACAAGATAAAAATGGTAATATATGGCCAGATTATAGTTCATCTTCATTTTCAAGAAGTTCTGAATCGTTAGGAACAGATAGCGAAATTGATAAAATTATGGAGTCAAGAATCAATATTGATGAGTATATCAAAGGGCTGGAAAAAACAGACGATGAAGTTGTTCAGGTTTTGAAAGCAGAAATGTTATGGGATTTGATTAAAGATGAGTGGAATAGATATAAAAATGTTCAATCAAAAACAGTAGTAGAAACTGTTGATGTAGAAGATGATGATATTGACGATTCACAATGGGATGATAAGAAAGATGAAGATGTTGAGCTAGATGATGCTGAACTTATGGCAGAGTTGGATAATATATGATAAGAAAATATCAATTGGCAAGAGAAAAAGTATTTCTGCCGTTTGAGAAAAAAGCTATGCCTCAAATAACAAGACCTGGACTTTATTGGTTTACTGATCTTAACGGGAAAAAATGGTTTGCTCAAATAATGAGTGACGGTACAGCCAAAAAGCTTGAAGTGGGTACGTTATATACCTTTGATGTTGATTCGTTAGGGGTTGGTGAATTTATTGGACCGTTGCCAATCTAAATAGTTTGTAGTCCAAACTTGTTTTTGATGATTAGTATTGTCTAAAATTTTTACTTGACATTCTCCAAAAAATGATTATATTATGAGTATAAGAAAATTAATTAAAAAAGGAGAGGATGTTATATGAATTTACCAGTACTAAAGAGTAGAGGATGGTTGCCATCCATGTTTAGAGAAGATCCGTTTGATAGTATTATGGATGGATTGTTTAAGGATTTCAACAATGCGTTTTGTTGTAGTAGTAACGATGATTGTTGTAAAGTAGATGAAGATGAAAATGTGGTTTATACGTTGGATGTTCCGGGCTTCAACAAAGATAATTTAAGTGTTGAAGTAGCTGATGGTGTTTTAACTATAAGCGGCGAAAGCGAGGTGAGGAAAGAAAATTCTTATGGTCGCAGTAAAATCATGAAAAGGTTTACAGTCGGTGATATTGTTGATGCAAAAGCAACTGTAAAAGATGGTGTTCTAACAGTCAAATTAGAATATCCAAGTAAAGAAGTAAAAGTAAAACAGGTTGAAATTAGTGATGGTGAGTGTGATTGTGAAGACGAAGATTGTGAATGTAGTACTTGATGGTAAGAACATAGAATATAATAATATACCGGTGCGACAGGCGGTTTTGTTAACCAATGTTCTTAATACTTGATAATTAGATTATAGAATATTAGAATATAATAGAGTAAATTAAACGAAGTTAAATTAATGTAGTAAAATAAAAAAGAGACAAACTATAGTGAAAAAATCCTCCGGTTAAAACAAAAATAATTCGGGGGATTTTTTTGCTTTTTTGCAAGAAAAAATCAACTTCCATTATAAATATAAAATGAGGTAGTGATTTGTTAAAATGGAGGAGTGATGTTATGGTAAAGAAAATATCAATGGTATTAGGTATTGTTGTTGCTATATTTATAGTTATTGGTAGTCTGTGGAAATATGATCAATATAAAGCTGATGCTTCAGAACTTAAAAAAGCAAATGAACAAATTCAACTTAAAGCCGATGCAATAGAGCTTAAAAAAGCAAATGAACAAATTTTACTTGTATCAGCACGATTGGATCAAAAAATTATTAATGATAATATACGGGCACTTCAACGACAAATATGGGATACTAAAATGTATTATCAAAAAATGGGTCAACAAATTCCACCGGAAGTTCAAAGAAATATTCAACGATGGGAAGCTGATATACAACGACTTCAACGGCAGTTGGGTAGATAATGGGATTAGTATATTTAATTGAAAATATTATAGACAATAAGAAATATATTGGTATAACGACTAGAAGTTTAGATGTTAGAATGAAAGAACATTGTTATAGATATAGAAATACATATTTACAAAATGCCATCAAAAAATATGGCATAGAAAATTTTAGATGGAAAATTTTAGAAAAATGTAATTCTAAAAAAGAACTTGATGAAATGGAATTCCATTATATTAAACAATATAATACTTATTGGAAAGAAGGAATGGGATATAACTGCACATATGGTGGTGATGGTAGATTTGATTATACACCAACAAAAGAAACAAGAAAGAAAATAAGTGAATCAAATAAAGGTAAAAAAAGAAGTAAACAAACAAAAAAACTAATGAGTAAAAACAGTATGGGTTCTGGAAATAATTTTTATGGTAAAAAACATTCTGAAGAATCAAAAAAGAAAATGTCAAATTCTTTAAAAAAATCACATCCAATGAAAGGAAAACATTGGTCTGAAGAAACAAAAAAGAAAATAAGTGAATCTCTTAAAGGTAGAAAACTTTCTAAAGAAATAAAAAAGAAAATAAGTGAATCTCTTATGAAAAGGAGATTATTAAATGGGTAAATCAAGTAAAGGGGGAGCGTTTGAGCGTGATATTTCTCGCGATTTAACAAAATGGTTGACAGGAAAAACACATCCCCTAAAGTTTTGGCGTATGCCTGGTAGTGGGGGTCTTGCAACAATACATGAAGAGTGTGTTGATTTATCTGGTGATATTAGAAACTTAGATAGTGAAGGAGAGTTCTTAACACAAACGTTTTCTATTGAGGCTAAAAATGGATATCCAAAAACATCATTCTGGCAACACTTTAAGAATATAAAACATTTCAATATAAAAGAGTTTTGGATTCAATGCTGTGATGATGCTGATAAATCCAGCAAACGTCCTATGTTGGTATATAGAAAAAAGGGTAGAAAACCTATAGTTGGTTTAGATTTAACTACATTTTCTATGATTGATGATTTGGTTCCCATTTCTAATTTGAGTAGTGTTATTTTGAATTGGAATGATGAACTGAGCAGTGTCATATTGTTTGATTATAATGATTTTTTTGAAATGGTAAAACCGGATGATATAAAGGAGATTTTTACATAATGGCTAAATTAGATCTTACACCAGAACAATTTGGTGATTATATATCAGCACTTATGCTTGATAAAATGATTAATATGGATGATGTTATGTCCAATAATGAAGAATTTACAGAACTTATGAAAGATTTTAAAGGCATGGGTGGTAAGAGTAAGTTGATGAAAATGTATCTGGATATGCCATCTGAAATGAGAATGAAGTATAAATGGACAAGAAAAACTCTTACAGGTGAATCTAATGCTATTCAAACTATAAGATTATTGCCAGAAGAGAAAAAAGTAAAAGATCCGGAAAAAGAAGGCTTGATTAGGAAAGCTATAAGAAAAATAAAAAAAGCTGTAGGTTTGGGTGATTCTGTAAATTTAACATCAGATGAAGTTAAACTTTTACAAGAGATAATAGGAGAAGATGATTCATGATTTGTGAATATGGGTGTAATAATATAGCTAAACATCAACTAAAAAATGGTAAATGGTGTTGTAGTATTTCATATAATTCATGTTCAAATTCTAAAAATAAAAATAGCCAATCACAAATAGGAAAACAAAGTGGTAGAAACAATCCTATGTATGGTAAAAAACATACAGAAGAAACTAAAAGAAAGATAAGTAGAAAAGCTGTTGGTAAATTAACATCGGAAAAAACTAAAAGAAAGATAAGTGAATCATTAAAGGGTAAAAATAATCCCCAATATGGAAGAAGAGGAAATAAAAGTATAAATTGGAAAGGTGGATATGCTTCTAATAATATTCCAATGTATGATACTTATGCTTCACAAATTGAATGGTGTGAGAGTGTTAGAAGAAGTCAAAGTGATAAAAATATTCTAGAAGTCAAATGTGCTTATTGTGGTAAATGGTTTATACCTAAAAGGACAGGAATAAGTAGTAGAATAAATTTTTTGAACAATAATTATTTTGGAGAATCAAGGTTATATTGTTCAGATTCTTGTAAATCTGAATGTCCTGTTTTTAACCAGATAAAATGGCCCAAGGACTTTAAAATATCAACCTCTAGAGAAGTTCAACCAGAATTAAGACAATTAGTACTCAAAAGAGATAATTATAAATGTGTTAAATGTGGTTCAGAAAAATCACTTCATTGCCATCATATAGAAGGTATACAATGGGAACCACTAGAAAGTGCTGATATAGATATATGCTTAACACTTTGTAAGAGTTGTCATAAGAAGGTTCATAAAAAAGAAGGATGTAAATATAACGAAATAAGATGTATAGAAAAGGAGGAAATGAAATGGGAGAAATCACAGGAAGCTTTGTAGATTCTCCGGAAAATTTGGTAGCGAAAGATAATGCAGTTTCGGCACCACCGGAAGGAAAAGTAAAAACAGATGTTACTGATATATTTGCAGATGGTGAGTATAAGGGAACACCTGTTTTTGATGTATCTACAGATGAGTTTTATAATAATATGAAGCAAGATAGAAAAAGGCTTAGATTTAAAACTGGTTCTGTAGCTGGTAATTACATGAGAAAAACAAAATACAATTTACCATTTTATATTAGAAATATGAAAGATGGGTATCTAAGAAAAATTAAATAAAGAGTTTACATTATTAGTATAATTTGGTATAATTAGTTAAAATGTGAACTAGGAGATACTCTGTTATGGATGAAGGTAAAGTTGTTTTGTTTGATTTTAATAATCTGGTTTTCAGAAATTTTTTTATAAAGGAAGTAAATCCACATTCTGAAATGCCAGATTTTATGTTATGGAGATATAACATATTTAATTCAATATATCAATCATTGTGGAAAGAGAAAGATATTGTTGAGGTTGTTATTGCTGTAGATGATAAAAATTCTTGGAGAAAATCATACTTTCCAAGATATAAAGAGTCAAGAAAAAAGCAAAGAGATAAATCAGATGTAAATTGGGAATTGATGTTTAGTAATATCAATAAGTTAGTAAGTGATTTAAAACATTATATGCCATTTAAGATTGTGAAGACAAGATCGGCAGAGGCTGATGATATTATAGCAATTATTGCTTTGAATATTGAAGAAACTGCCATAGTAATATCAAATGATGAAGATTATTTACAATTAAGTTCTGATAGGATATTATTGTATAATCCACAGAAAAAAGATTATGTGAAGTGTGATGATACTAAGAAATTTTTGTTAGAAAAGATAATGTTGGGTCAAAAGAAAGATGATATATTCAATATTATAACTCCAGATGATTGGGGTAAAACTAAAGATACAGAAGGAAAGAGAAAACCTGGATTTGGACCTGCGGCTCTTAAAAAAGTATTAAAAGAGGGACTTGATGTGTGGATGGAAAAGAAACAGATCAATAAAATATATGGTGAGATAGATGTTAAAAAGCATTATAAAAGAAATCAGATATTAATAGATTTCAACAAAATACCGAGAACAATAATCAACCGTGTATTAGATCAATATGATAATTATAGTTTTCCCCCACCGTCAAATATGTTTCAGTTTTTTAAGAAATATCAAATGCGTTTCTTTTTAGAGAACTTTCATCAAGCTGAGCAAAAATTAATGGAGTTGTATTAGTATGAGTTATAAGTTTTATACTTTTGGGAAAAATGCGAAACGTAATCAAGAAGGTAGATCACGAAAAGGATGTATATGTGGCGGACATAATGCTACAAATGTAAAAAGAAATCTACATCATAATTCAACATTAAATCGTTTATATATAAAAAGAAATAGACGTTTTAAACAAAAATTAATGGAGTTAGTTAATGAGTAAGAAAGTTTTGATTGAATATCATTATGGGACAGATACAATAACTATAAAATCCGAGTTTGATGATGATAATGATACGCTAAAGTTAATAGCTTTAGGATATGATAAATGGTTAAAGGAAAAAGTAGGTCTAAAGTGTGAGAAATGTGGATCTATGATTGAATTTGGATGGGAGTTTTGTGCTACATGTGGCGCCGATGCTTAAAGAAACGAAAGTTGTAAATGTAAAAACATATAAGGGTGAGTATATTCCAATTCATAGAGGAACTAT